TTAAGTAGATAACTGCTGAATGCTCTTAAATAGATCATGTATAAAATTCGCGCCCCGGCTGATCAGTATCCCTGTTAATAGCTGCCCTATAACCGGATAAACTATTGTAAGCCCTAGCGCTGTACATATATCAACACCCGCTGCCAGAGCAATTATAATACCGATTACCAGTGCCCCGACCCGATCTGGATTAAGTTTTCCCTTGTCCCAAATCGGCTTAAACGTCTCCCATACAGCTTCCGCCAGGACAGCTGCCACAATGATCAATATGATTCCACTTGCCATTTTACTCTCCTTTCTACTCCTCCATATCTACTCCTCCAAAATTCTTATCAGCTCATCATGCCTGGCCGGGTTTTTTACGGCCTTCAGCATGACTAAAGCCAGGTTCACCATCACGGCCAGGACAAACCATTTTGTACTGGTATCATTCGGGTTATGACCATGAGCAGGGTCGATGATTCCTGCCCTACCGCATTTGACCATCAGCTTTTGCATCCAATCCGGCACGCTGGCCACCTCCAATCTGTTTTTTAACTCAGCCCAGGGAAAATTACGCCCCGGGCACGCCGTCTGCATAATATCTTTATGCCCAGCCACCGTAAGCTTCCCATATGTCGCCGGCAGATACTCCGACAGCAGCCATACCAGGGACGCCATCTGTGCTGCAGTAGGTTTTCCGGTCTCAAAATTACCGGTTAAAACAATACCTATACTGTCCCCATTCCCTTTCACCCCGCTGTGAGCCCCAATTGCCCACACAGGCCTGCCTCGTTCCACCGCACCATTAACCCGGATCACGAAATGATACCCGATGCCGCTCCACTCCTGACCCAGGTGCCAGCGGTGAATAGTGCTGGCCGGCACATCAGGGGAAGCAGAATGGTGGATGATTGCTCTTCGGGTGCTGCTTCGCTTTTTAAGGCCGCTGTTAAACTGGAGGTTTGTCTCCAATATCTGATTGCTCATTATTATCACCTCCGTAATCACTGTAATTACCGTAATTGTAGGTATCGTTCTCACAAGTGTCTATCAGTTTCTTCCTGGCGAATTTCTTGATCCAGCTGAATTCCTCAACCCCGGCCTCCATGAAGTTTTCAGCAATACTGAGCACTTCAACAAAAAAGAGTATTGAATATACGATGTTTGAAAACAGCTCCGCTGCTGACACCCAGGGGAAAATCTGCAAACTCTGGTTTGCGATCACGCACATAAAAAAATAGGCAGTGATCTTCATCATTGTCCCCTTGCAGGCCTTGTCGGACTGGATATGGCCCTCCCTGATAGCTCTTATAAATCCCCCATGGCTCGCGCTTTCGGTTATGAGTCTGCTGACCAGGTCACAGGCCACCACGATCCACAGAGCAAAAAACGCGGCCCCCGGCTGTACCAGATAGGTAATTACTCCAATTAAAAAGCCCCCCAGCCAGGCCAGGGGGTTCGATATTGCATTTGCGGCGATCTTGCCGACTGTTATTATAGTTCCATACATCACCAGCCCTCCTTTTTTAGGTTATCCTCCAAAAACAAAACCAAGCACGTCAGTTACAAACCAATATTCGGGATTCAGCAGCAACATAAATCCTCGCAAAACCAGTCCTAATCCAAATACACCGCCTATAAAACCAATGAACGCCAAAAAAGCCAATGTGCTTATATCATCTGGCGGGCGCCGGTTTTTTGATTCTTCCGGCTCATTCAGCCACATGTTGAAAAAGATTAGCCCCACAAAGAAAAAAATTATCCCTACTACTATATCCACTATTCCGAATATCATGATCTGCCTTATCCATATTTCAAGTACATGCTTAGCCGGTTCGGCCAGCTTGCCCCCTATCTCATTCAACAACGTCACAAATTCTTGAGCGCCCAATCCCATCCCCTCCCGGAAATAAAATAACCGCCCCACCTGGAGCGGCTCAAATAACATTTTTTCTGACCCTCAAATCGAGGGCGAGGATGCCATGGAGTAGTTGAAACAAAGTTACTATAAAGCCTAAAAGCCTTATCCAATCTGTTAACTCACCAAGGCTGAAAATCAGCATACGCATCCCCTCCCTAATCACTTCTACCACCATGACTATCACTAGACATGACATCCCCCGAAGCGCTGCCGAACGCTAGTAGAAGTCCATATGTTGCCATATGGTGGGGCAGGGTTCTATTCAATATATAATTTATGGGTTTATTTGTCAATGTAAGTGCAGCCACCAAAAACTATTTCCATATCCTCTAACTAAATTCAATTAACAACGAAGAATAAATACTATCACTGCGGTTTGTTCTCACTGCGCTGTTAGTTAATATGTAATTTGGTCCCAGAATATAAGGCACCCCCGTCAGTATACAGGATGCTACTTTTACCCCTGGGGTTCCGCAGGGAAGCGGTCCGTTCTGTATGGTTTGCCCCGTAGAATTATACTTCCACATTAACGGCACAGCAAAAACATTACCTGCAGCGTCTCTGAAATCCTGTCTGAAAGTTATAGGCGCAATAGATTGGCCTGCTGTTATGCTTCCGGCAACGGGTCCATTTATTGTTGATAATCCACAATAAATTATTTCTCCGTTTTCTAATCGCCCAATATAAGCAAACGGATTATCACCTCTGTTTAGCAAAAAACAGAAAAAGTCACTCCCCACTACCATCAATATCCCAGTTGGGACATCCGTTGACGCATACATGAGGCTAATAACGTCATTTACAGTAGTTCCGCTTTTCCAGGAGCTTCCTATTTGTACAGTATTGTAAAGGTTTCCATTAATTGAAATACGTATCACTTTATCGGGTACTAAAGGCGTATCAATAACAATGTGACTGGCATCTTCATAATATATAGTCCCTAGTAATCCGTTTGAATTAAGAGCACTTTTAATATCATTAACAGAATTTCCTAAATCAATATTATATAAAGTAGACATTATAACCCCCCCCTATATCGTGGGGTATAGTATATTAGTCGTAAATATCGGAATATTATAATCTATATATCCCGCATACCCGCTTCCTGGGCCTGGGGAAACAATGATCTGCCCCACCAGTCCATTCTTTCCGGCCAAGACCATGCCCACTGCCAATCCATTTTGGAAATCAATGTTGCTCATATTTGTCCTCCTATGGTTTATTGCCTGCATTCCAGGTTATTGTGGTTGTATTGTTGGTAGTATTATTGGTAATAGAGGTAATTTGCCCGGAGCCGTCTTTTATCCAGTCCCAGTCATAAACCGCCCCGTCACCGTAAGACGTAATCATTCCGTCAGCATATAAAGCAATACTGCTCAGGTCTTCCCCGGTACCAGAGACCCCCGCTTCCCCCAGCCTAATCTCCCTGGTAATACCGGCTGAATTCACATACTGAAATACCAGACCGTCATTATCCTTAAAAATAAAAGCCTTCCCCTTATCTCCATCGCCAAAGCCAGTTCCCCAAACCATCTTTGGTATCATATAGCCTGACTGGCTGTCCAGTTCAAAATAATGCTTCAGCTTTACATATTCGGTATAAACATAGACCATTATAGGCCAGTCTGTTTCATTTGTAGTCGAGCCGGCATGGTTTTCATCCACCCAGTACAAAGGCTGCCCGGACCGGTTTAATAGCTGAGCCGACTGTCCACTTGTCTGCGCCTCGATAAATTCTATATTCTGCTCATAAATTTTGATGTAATGCAGATCCGATTTATCACCATTCAAATACTTCTGCACCATGGTGGAGGTATCCAGCTGGTCAACCGTCAGCTCAGAGATATTGCCCTTTTCTGCGTATAAGTTATTCACTATGACAGTATTGCTTATTACCACATCAATTGCCGCAGAAACAGCCTCAATAGCGCTGGCGCTCAGCAGCCCGTCAAAAATATACTTACCTTCTACCGGATCAAAATAGACCTTGTTCTCCCAGTTGCCTCCGGAGCCGTCCCCCGCCTGCAGCGCAAACAGATCAGCATTGAAAACGCCCCTGGCCATATTGTCGCTGCGGATAGATTCAAACCCGTTTTCCGGCCCGATCCGGGCGCCGTAATAAAGCTCATCCTTTTGCACTGTATCCCTTTGGATACGATAGATGGTGTCGGACAAGGTACTAAAAAAATTCAGCGCTTCAAGGGACGAATTGATCCTTTTGACCGGATCAAAATGGTATCTGACGATCCGGACATTAGCGTCTATCCCCAGTTCACTGTCTAAAATCCTCACCGTATCACCCAGGGCAAATGCTTCCAGGGCACCGAATTCCGGCAGGCTTCTAAGCTCAACCACATTCAGGTCATATGCTACTGTGGGCTGGCCGTCCACCATGTTCCGGGCATCGATATATTTTTCAATACCCTTGATATTTTTGCCGATTTTAAATTCTATCCCGGTGTCTGCCCCGCGCCTGGTCAGCAGGGAGACAGTATATTTGTCGAATTTGATTTCCGCCCCGATATAAGATGCAAACTCCAGCAGTATGCTGCGGCGGCTCATTTTTTGCTGGATGGAATATGTTGCGACCTTGGTAAACTCTACCGTCCCCACAGAAAAACCGGTGCCTTGCAGTATTTTTCCCAGTATGTAGGTCGGGGTGCCGTCTTCGGTGAAATATTCCTTGTCATAGGCCGGATCGTTCAGATCGTAAGAAACCTGCTCACACTCCAAATCAATCAGCTGGGCAGCCCCACTCCTATAAATTCTATAAGCCGCGATATTAAAATAATTATCATCAGCTTCTACTATATGGTTATGGTTGAGATAAGCTTTTGTCGCATCTTCTATTATGGTTGTGACGGTAAGCGTATATTCTGCGTTAATACCCTCGCTTATTTCAGAGCGAACAATATTTTCTAAAGTCGCTTTATGTACTAGGTTTTTATCGTATAGCTTCACCTGCCTCCCTCCTTACGCAGACACCGTGGCCTTAAAAGTTAGCGTTAAAATCTCGCTGTTATTTTTAAAATCCCTTATGTCACTGTCTTCCAAAACCGCCTTATAGGTGGTTGGGTCATAGTCAATTACCAGATCCTTTTCGCCTGCTAGCCAGCTTCTGATCAAGACCACCTTATTTCTGCGCTCTGTCTTACTGCCTTCGATCAGCACATCAAAGATGATTTCCATGTCATCGTAGCTGTCAAAAAACTTATAACTGCCATCCTTGCCAATAACATTCACCAGCGTGTAACGGGCTTGGGGGATCCCTGGCGGCAGAACAGTCCTGACTCTTAGACCGTAGGTACTGGAATGCACGTTGTTAAACTTAAAACCCATCATGCCATACCAAGCCCCCTTCCCCGGCTGTTTTGGAGCTTATATAGTTCTCTGGCCACTGATTTAATGTCTTGATCATTTCTCACATACATATTCTGGATTACAATATTCCCGCCGTTACCAGCTGTAGCTAACTGGGTGCCTCTGAGCTCCCCCCTGATAATCTGTCGCAGGTCATCTAGTGCTCCCACGAATTCTGGTCTTTTCTCAGCAATCCCGATTATAGCAGGCTTAGTAAAGATACCGCCTTTGTCGTACCAGTTAAAGGCTGGGTATGGGACATCTATATTACCCACAGTTTTATACTTCGTTGTAACATTCACGTTTGGCAGCTTGGGCTTAGGGATCTCTATTTTCATATTGGCAAAAGCCTTTTTAATGCTGTCTATGATTCTTAAAAGTATCTCCTTGGCTGTTTCTATCGGGCTTACGATGGCGTTTTTAATCCCTTCCCAGATCCGGCTGCTGGTGGTTCTGATATCTTCCCAACTAATCCCCAGTTTTTGCGCTAAGAGTACCGCCCAGCCGGCAGGACCAACTGCTATTAACAGGATCGTCTGCCCCCAGGTCTCGAAAAAGCTTTTTATGCCGTTCCAGGTTTTTGCCCAGCCCTCAGCTATCTGGGTACCGAAGTCTGTAAAAGCTTTTTTCATTGAAGCGAAACCCTCAGACAGTCCGGTTTTAAGATCTTCCCAAATCCTGAGAACAAAAGCCTTTATTTCATCCCAGTTTTTGTAGATTAAAACCCCGGCAGCTATAAGCCCGACGATGATGGCAATCAGCCAGCCTACTGATACCCCCACAACTGCCGCCAGCGCGGTCAGAGCGGTAGATACCGCAGGTATCACTACGCTTGCGAGCATTTTAAGCGGCGAAATAAGCGCAATAAGTACCACTTTTATTTTCCCGAACATCGCAATTAAACCCGGTCCGGCAATAACCATGGTTCCGATCCCCTGCAGGAGCGGACCTATCAAGGCGACTATGCCGGCAATTGCCAGTATCGCCATTTGTGCCCCTTTTGGTAGATTGGCAAAGCTATCAGCCAGTTTTTCCAGAGTCGGAACTGCTCTTTCAAGAAGCGGCATAAGTTCATCTAGTGCGTCAAAAAAGGTCGTTGATATTGGTTTTGTTACTATTAAGATATTGTTCTTTAGTTGTGCCAGACGTTCCGCAAAGTCATCGGTTTCCTTGGCAACACCGTTGATGGTCTCCTTGGAACCTACAAGTTCCTTTAACAAAGCCGCATACTCAAGTTTTCCGTCTCTTATAGCTGCTGCCATTAAAGGCCCCGCTTTAGCACCGAAAACCTCAATTGCCAGTTCGGTAGCCTTAATATCACTGGGGGCGCCCTTTATTTCTGCAAATAATTTATTCAGGGCCTCACTGGCATCCGTGACCCCAGCCTTGGCCATATTAACCAACGCCTTGTTAAGGCCGGTCATGGCCTGTTCGACCTCGACCCCCGCCTTGTCAAAATACCCCATAAGGGCTGCGCTTTCCTGAAAATCAAAGCCCATACCCTTTAACGCCGGGGAGAATTTGACCAGGTTGGACAAAAGGCGGTCAATGGCAATACCCGTGGATTGCGAAACTTTAAAAATATAGTCCAGGTATTCCCCGTATTTTTGCACCGGCACGTTAAAAGCCTGGAAGGATTGAGAGGTCTCCTCAATAGTTTTGCTTAGATCGCTCTTAGTGACCCGGGCCAGGTTTAGTGTCTGGACTGACAGGTCTTGGAGTACCTTGCCTGATATATTCAGGCGTGTATTGTAGTCAGCGATTACTGTTGAGATATCATCAAAATTTGAAGGAACCCGTTTGGCGACATTGTCAAAATCATTCTGCAATCCTTCCAAAGCCTTGCCGGTGGCCCCGGTGCCGATGCGGATCTTGTCATACGCCTCATCGATGGTTTTGCCGGCTGCCAGCAAACCAGCACCGGCAGCTGCCAGGGGTACCGTAACATACTTGGTCATGGTCTCGCCGGCCGACTTCATCTTGCCGCCAGCATCCTGGAGTTTTTCCCCCAGGGTTTTGGAGGCTTTAGCGGTAGACTCCAGCTTTTTCTCAAAACCCGTCAGTTCCTGTTCCGCTTTCGCTACTTCTCTCTGAAATGCCCGGTACTGTTCCTCGGATATCTCGCCTTTTTTAAACTGCTCATTAACTTGTTCCTGGGCCATCTTCAACCGGTCCAGCTTTTCTTTGGAATTAGTTACCGCCTCAGATAGGAGTTTCTGTTTCTGCGCGACCAGTTCCGTGTTTTTAGGATCCAGTTTAAGCAGTTTTTCCACTTCTTTTAATTCTGACTGGATTTCGCGGGACTTTTTATTTACATCTCCTAAGGCTTTTTGCAGGGGCTGAGTATCGCCGCCTATTTCTATCGTAATACCTTTTATCTTTCCAGCCACATATATCACCCCCTAAAAGCTGTCGAAATCGTCCTGGCCGGCCTGTTGAACAGTTTCTCTTTCCGTTTCCTCCGTATGATGCAGGTTATTATAAACAATGATGTAGTCAATCAGCTGCCCCCAGGTCATGTAGTCAAGCTCATCCAGGCTGATTCCCCTGATCTTGGCGGCAGCTATGATCATGTTTGTGGTTACTATTTCTTCTTCTTCCGGGGTATCATCGTTCGCAACTTTTTTTTTGATTCCTCCGTTATAAAAAGCGATGGCAGGAAGATCTCCATCAGCTCCCGGGCCACGTCAAAAACGGGAAAAACGTCAAATTCGTCATACCAGTCAGCTGGCTCAGCAATGTCCTTGTTAGCTGTTTTAGCCATTATCCAGATAATGTTGAACAGATCCACCAGCTCAATCTTTTCGATTGCGCTGCTTATATTGATTTCAGATAAAAGTGCTTCCATGTCTTCATTATTGTTGCTTTGCAGGGCAAAAAACGCATTAAGCCCCTCAAGCGCCGATTTGATAAGTGGCATCACCAGTGTTAAGAGATCCTTGCCGAATTGCTGTTTATACCGATAAACAAAGGACGCCGAAGCCTTAAACTTGACGTCCCTGCCATCAATATTTATTATTTTTTGCATTCTATCACCTCTAAGCCTTAACGGTCAGGTTGTAGATCACGCTGTTTCCCTTGGTAAATTCAACCACTAGCGGGTAGCTGCCAATAGCCAGATCCAGACCAGAAACATAGGCACTGGCGATAGTAACTTGCAATGCGGCGATGGTTAAGCTTACGCCGGGTACTGGCAAGCCGTTAAGCAGGACATTCTTGACTGCAGTTACACCGCTGGAAGTTGAAATTACTTCTACATCATCCGGAGCCGCCTTACTGAAATCAGCCGGATCATCCCCAGCAGCATTAAGCACTGCATTTTTAAGATAAACCGCACTGAAAAAGGTGTCATAACCGGCCTTGTCCTGCTCAAGCTTGGCTTTCACATCACCGGTGTCTATTGCCGGCCGCGCCTCAATTGATAATGATTCGGACTTCGGTTCCTTCTTGTTGCTCCGGGTCGCCCCCTCGATATTCGGACGATTAGCCAAGACATTGTAAAGCACATGCCTGGTCTTTTTCGCATCGCCATCAAATTCAAAAAGCAATGCAAACCGTTTAGCCTTGGCATTGGTATTTTCAATCAGCGCCCCGTTGGCATCAACGGTATCGCCTAAAATATCGATTCTGAAATCATCCGTTACCAGTGCCAGTTCCAGATCCCCGTCATAACCGTTATTCACGTTTTCAGCAAAATAATCCTCAATGTCATCAGCCGGGAACTTCACACTGTCCCCCACTGGCGATAGAGCTATGTTTACAGCCCCAGGATGCGCCTTTGGCGTACCATAGCTTACAATGCCATTAGCCTCTGTAATTGGCGCATAATGCACATTTTTAAGCCCATATTTGACTTTGTTTTTAGACATTTTAAACCTCCTTCTCAAGTTGCGCCACTATTGCGGCAACCATCTCATCAACACTTGCATTATAACTGCGTTTTATAAGTCCCTGGTATGGGGACTTTGAGCTATACTCCAGAATGTTCGACAACGGTATCGTGTCACTATTTGCCCCTTCTACCGTTTTTGTGTTGCCAACATACCGGCGCTTCTGATATTTTTTGCCCTTACCTTTCCAAGACTTTTTATAATCACCTGTAACTCCCTCAGGACTATTTTTTCGTAAATTTTTTATCAATATTTTTTGTGCTGCGTCCAGTCCCGTTTCAATGTTCTGATCCACTTTATGCCCATAGTCCTCTAAAGCGGCGGCTACAGCTTTATCGAATTTATCGATATTTATTGCGGCCATTAAACATTCCTCCAGAACTCACATTCAAAAACAGTTGTAAAATAGCCGATATTATCTACATCCCCAGCATCAAATTTGCCGAAAGGCAATACAAACCCCGCTCCCTCTAAAGCAGTTTGTATGATTTTTTCCTGGCTTTTAACATGTTCCCGTTCGGCCTGATCATCTAAATAGTAGTCCCGATAAAAATAGCGGACCGTTACGTCTCCCGCCATTACCAGGGGTTCATTATCGGCAAAAAACTCTGTAGAGTCCCCACTCAGAGTAAAAACGATGTACTCATCGGCATCGGCTCCCTTTTTTCTTTGCCAGAAAACCTTGACCGCGCCTTTCAAGGTATTGTCCAGGGCCGTCTGTACCAAGCCTCGTATATCTATCATCATAGGCCCTCGTACCTCCTGACTCTAAACTCCAGGAAAAGATTTTCCTCTTTCATGTTATCCACGCCGCCCCACAGCTCGTAGACATTCGGGTTGTTCCTGTCCGGTACCCCGTCAATGATGGCCGTGCTGTCCGCGTTTTTGATCACAACTACCTGTTCACCCCTGAGTTTCGCATATATAACTGGATTGTAAAAAGTCCTAACCGTCGCCGAATCCTTTACGCCCAATGACTCCGCTGCCAGAGACCGGTCCCCGTAGCTGCCTTTCCACTCACCGTAAAAAATATTATAGGGTTCGCTTTCTATCAGCTCCCAGGTCCTGTTCATCCCCTGGCCGGAAACATATTCCCCTTCGGCATAATAAAACTGCATCGGCGTCGTAGGATTGAATTTAAGCATCCGCTTCCGCCTCCTCCGCTGCCGCCAGAGCAGCTGCCCTGCCTTGCGCCACAAATGCCAGCAGTACCGGATGATTAATCAGCTGCCCAGGGTCTGTTGACTGTGCCATTTTGCAGTACAGGACCACCGCTTCCACCGCCAGGGCATCCGGGGTGGAAATGTCCCACCCCGCACCCTTGAAATATAAAGCCGCCCCGTCAATCATGCCCTGGATTTCTGCGTCTTTATTGGCATCGGAGTAGAACACTCCCAGCCTGGGTTTAACATCATCAATAAGCGCCATACTCCGCTGCCTCCTTAAACAATAATATACAGGTCGATATCCTTAGTTCCGTCAGCCCCTGCGTTCGGGTCATATACGTTTTTCTCCAGATCCTCCGCATCAGCGGTAACAACACCCTCTGTAGCTTCTACAGCCTTGCCAAACAATTTAAGGATGACTAGCTCATCGGCGTACAGCTTGTACGGGATCCCGAATTTATCCCCCCAGCCCACACTGATTTGGTCAGAGCCAACGCCAACGCCACCGGTGGTGTTGGCTGATGTTGCTGCAGTCGTTACCCCTTCGGATGCCCCTTCTCCGGTTCCGTCATCAATAGCGATGTTTAGCGTATCATCATTAGCGTCCGCAACCTTCGCAGTCAAAACTACAGCTGCATCTTCTCCGGAAACGTCAAAATGTTCTGCAATGATTTCATTTGCTGCCAGGGCAGTCCGTATTGCCAGAGCAATTGCCGCCGCATCATCATTGAGTTCCACCGGTACATCAACGACTTCATCTTCCGCAAAAAGCGCTGATTTTACCGTTACCGCGGCATTCCCCGCAGTTGTTACAGTGCCAGCTGCCGTGGCTGTCTCAACCTGAGCCCTTGGCACATGATCCTGGATCGGCAGGTCGATCTTGGTCACGGTCTTAAATGCCAGGTTCCCATCTTTTGCAGTAGTACCATTGGCGGTTATGTCCTCCGTTATCGCTTCACCCGCAAAGTTGGTCCCGGTGATTTTTACTACTCCATCAATCCCGGACACGTTCCCATCAATCCGGATGTTTCTCGGCACCGCCGGATTGGTGATCCCAGTGGTGATCGACTGCTCTGCAGCCCCCAAGGCCATGGCCGCATGCACTCCATCAGAGCTGGCCGCCGGCGCATCTTCCGCATCGATGTGATAGTGAGCGCCAAAAGCCCTGTCTATACTTGTTCCTTTGGCGTCTGTCTGGATTCTCTGCCCCAATTTTGGGTTATATGGATAAAAATTAGGCATAGCTTTCCTCCTTAAAGAGGCGGGCTTCCTGCCCGCCCCCGATTATCAGTCTTAAAAGATTACCCTTTCTTAATGATCAGGACACCCGCTGCATCGATCAGCTTCCCGTCATTGATCAGGATCGCCTTATCAACCCACTGATTGGTGTCGTGGTCAAGCCATCTGTACATGGCCATCTGCATGTTGCTGTTGACGCAGAAATCCGAAGGTTTCATAAACACAGCAATGACCTCACCGGCGTTGGCGGAATCATAGGATTCGATCACATCTTCCTCGACTTCCAGCACTTCTTTGCCGCCAAACCGGTACTGCGGAGCATCAGCGATACCGTAGTTCACCCGGCCGATCGGCTGCCCGTTGGCGTCCTGCATCCCGTCGATATAGCCGTCAAAGGTGCCCGCACCCATAACGAATATTCCCCCCGCCTTATAAGCCAGCGGAATTTTGGCAAAGACCTTTTTCTTCCATGCGCCCCAGTCTGATATTTCATCCGCTGTAAGGGTGATTTTCTGCCCGGCAGCAACCCGGGTATCAACTGTAACACCCAGCATTTGACCTTCACCGGTGCCCTTGATGACCTCGATCTCGCACTGGGTTACCATTGCTTCAACGATCAGCGGCACGATCTCCGCTTCGAAAGCCGGCAGGGAAACAGCTGATGTCAAGAGAGAAGTGGCCACCTTGCATTCCAGGCCATAGTAGGAGAAACTGATGTAGGTATTAGCCTGCAGCTTTTGCCGCGCAGATACAGCAGCCTCGGTGATCCTGGAAGCCGTCGGCTTCAGGGACAGGATCGGCACCTGTACACCAGCGGGAATGTTCGTCTTCCGGACCCGGCTGTAAAGCTGGCCTCTGACCTTCATCTCCTTGACGATCTCAGTCATGATCGTGGTCGGGATCACAGCAGCCGCATCAGCAACCGCAGTAAACGCATCGTCGCGGTATTCCTCGGGGATCGGCGTCCCTCTCAGACAGTAATCCTTAAACGCAGTGCGGTATTCCACAGTGCTGAATTTATCAGTGACCTCTGCCCCTCTTTGCTCCTGGCCTTTTGCTCCGGCAGTTACCACTCCCGGAATCTGGCCGGTAACAGCAGCAGTACGCTGATCAGGATCATCAGCTGCAGGATCACCGGCAGCAGCATCATCAGGCATACCCGCAATCATTTCCTTTAAGCTGCGGATCTCTTCATTGAGGCCGTCCAGCTCAGTATTTAGTGCTCTTAATTCAGCCACATCGTTGGATGCTTCCGCTTTGGCCATGATAGCGGTTTTACGCTCTTCCTTTTTGGCCAGCAAAGCCATTAATTTTTTCTTCATGGTTTTAAACCTTTCCTTTCATAATAATTCTTTCTTTGATCAGTGTAATCTCCCGCAGGCTCTCCAGCCGCCGTTCCTCGCTGTCCAGCAGTTCCAGGCTGCGGGCATATATAGATGTACTGTCGTAAAACGGGGTATCCACCACCGATACGTCGCACAATCTTTCAATGTCATTGACTTCCCGGGTCGTCTCCTTTTCCCCGAAAATCCAGGTGTCTCCTTGATCAGCTACCCTAAAAGCAAAGCTCATCTTATCGATGAGCCCCTCTTGGATCCCTTTATATAAATCGCGGTTGCTCTGAGTGTCCAGGAGCTCCGCCTCGATTTTCAAACCCTTTTCATCCTTTATGAGCCTAAGCGACTTGTTGCGGGTCCTGGCCATGATCATCACGTTGTCATTATGGTTGTACCGTAGGGGCACATCCTTCATATCCGTTTTGTCCAGGGCTCCCCGTTTGATGGTTTCAGTAAATTTCCTGCTACCAATCTGATGCGTGGCCGGCGTTTCATATGTAATAGCATAGCCCTCCACCAGCATTTTTCCATCATCATTTTTGACCGCTCTGACTTCGATCAGCCGGCGTTCCGCCTTATTTTTCATCCTCCTTATCCTCCTTTTTAATCCAATTCGTAAACATACCTGACTTCATCATCGTCTTCCTTCTTCAAAACAAATCCCATTTTTTCTGCCAACGCCCGGGATGCCTTATTGCCTGATGAAGTTATCCAATAGATTTTATCCAGGTCTAGCTTACCCGCGTCTTTTACGGCCTTTTTGACGATTTTCTCAGCATATCCTTTTCCTCTATAATCGGGGTGAATAGCTAAATTAAAATGACCCTTCTTACCTGTAGCCCTATTTTCAATAAAACCAATCAATTCATCGTCTTCTTCAAGGACCTTTCTGTATTGTGCGTCGTCATAGAAATACCTGGGGCCCAGTTCTTTCCTTTCCCCCTTGGATAAGGCCTTGATTATCTGCTTTACCTTATCCAGGTCTTTTTTATCTGCCCTAATATCCACGCCGGAAAGGGGGCTTGATTCTAATGAAAACCGTATATTCAACGCCCGGCCTTCCTCTTCCTCATCGTCTTCCTTCTTTGGCTTACTATCGCCTACCCCGGCCTTTCCCTTCTGGTAGGCATCCACGTCCTCGATATTGACATAGTTCAGGCTCTGCAGCCGCCGGTTACCGCCCTCAAAAGGTGGAATCCCGAACATCTCATTAATTTCATTGAGCATCATGATGCCGGTTTCCTTGGCGATATTGGCCAGCTGGATCTTGTCCTGTGTAGCCATATAGTTGATTTTACTGTAATAACCCTTGACCCGGTGCCCTACATCCTGCTCCCGGGCAGTAAACACACAGGCCGTAAAGGCCTGTTCAAATTGCACTATAAAATCCTCGATAGCAGTCTGATAAAATGCACTATGCTGATCGCCGTTATAATCTCCGGATAATATAGCCGCCGACACACCATAACGCTCCTGGATCACAGACTTAAGGAATTTTAAAGCAGCGTCCGGGATTTCCGGAGCGTTTATATTTACCGGTGTAAATTCGCCGGCCAGGTCCGTTGCCACTATGCCGCTTTTGCTGGTCGTAATATGACTCTCAAAATCGTCCCGGATGGCAGCCAGCTTTTGAGCCTCAGCTAATGTCTTGGCATGGTAAACACCTTTGATCTGCAGACTGGCCTCAATACTTTTCGGCAACCCCTGGATGGTCTTATCCAGAGCATCAATGGTGCGGAGCACATCATAATTATTAACGCCCCCATAATCATCCCCGCCGCCTATTATCGTATTAGCCCCGCGGCGCCAGCGCAGATGAATCAAGTCCGCATAAGGCAATGTATAACTACTTCCATCCTCAAAGTCCATGCGGATCTCCCACACCGCCCCATTATTCTCACCGATATAAACTGCCTGGGGCTTGAGCGGATAAAACGCTATATACTTTCTAAACTGCCGCCCATCCGGTAAAGATATAATCTGATACTGCGGATAAATAAAAGCATTGCAATATTTTCGCCGCAGCCACTCCACACTGGAAAAGAAATCGCTGGTCGTCTGCAGCGGGTTAGGTTTAAAACGAAACAGCCTGGTTATATCATCATTCTGGACCTTAAGCACATCCCCGTTCTGCACAATACTTTTTAACTCTATCTTACTGATCTCGCTGGCTATCCGGTCAATGGCATTATTAACATAATCAGATAAGTAGATATCCTTCCCAAAACTCGTAAATAGCGGCACACCATTCATCAGCCATTTTCTATACTGACGCTCTTGCCCTATCCCTTTAAAAACATTTTTTAAATAATCTAGAACTATCATTCTTCACCTTCTCCCCTATCCGATTAAGCTCATAAATTCTGACCGGTACCATTCCAGAGTTGCGTAAGCTATAACTTTGGATGCGGTACCGTCAATACGTTTAGTTGCATGCATCTTGCACGGCATAATCCGCCCCAGGTTATCCAGCTTTATGCCGGTATTGCATAAGCACCAGAAGCTTACAGGATTGTTGTTATATATGACCAGCTTATCTCTGAGATCAGCCTCCAGGGTCCTCATAGGATTGTTTAATACTTTTGGTTCCTGGGGAATATTGATTGCTATTTTATCCCCGAATACCTCTATATATCTGTTCTGAAAATCCTTGGCGAATCGGTTATCATAACCGCTTTTAAATGGTTTCAGATCGTATTCTTTTAATAATTCATAGTGCCAATCAGCAACCATCGAACTTTCCACTGCGTTCCCCGGTACGATCGTCAAGAGTCCCGCGCGCTCCCACCCGCGATAGTCTGCATCATCCGGAGCATTTATCAATTTACTTTCCGGAATCCAATACCGAGAATAAAAATAAACCCGCTTATCATTTGGTTTTTTCAGCAGCAGATCGCTGGCGCATAAGTCAGTAGTCTCCGCAAAGTCATTGCCCGAAATATAAAAACCTCCGGCAAAATCTTTAATGTCGAAGGTCTCTAGGTTTATAATTTCAGCCTGCTGCAGCCAGGCCTGCGCATTGGATTGTTTAATATTAAAATCCTTGGCCAGCATAAAGGCCCGGGTACCGCTGTCAGTTTTCGCTTCCTCGATCAGGCCGTCCAGGTAGTGCCACTTTTTAGCCACCCCCAGGTTGGGATTTGACTTCACCCAGCTGTCCCGGTTCTGCCAGATCTCCTCCTCACTGTCCTGGGTGTAAAGCCAGATTAGCCACCGGGGCCGGTGAAGCTCTCCCTTTAAGACCCGCCTGGCATCAGCCAGCCTTTTATCCAGGTACCCGTCTTCAGTGAAACCCTCAGTGGTTATTTCCCAATATAAAGGTTCATCTTTTGTTGACATCGATTGCTTGATCGGACGGACCAGGCTGTCATCTTTCATTTCATGGACTTCATCCACAAAGGCAACATCTACATTCTTTCCTTCTTTAGCTCCGGTCTTGGCCGATAGCTTCTTGATCTTGGCCTTATTCTGCCGGCTGAATTTACCTTTCTTTTTCTTCTGCTTCGGGTTGCCCATGAAAATACCTTTGATGGTTTTTCGGCTGACTTTAACCAACTTGGGGCTTTCCTCCCGCATATTATTGATCTCATCAAATACCAGCCCTGCCTGTTCATAGTCATTGGAAGCGCAAAGAATGTTGGTGCCCATGTTCCCGCAGAAGAATTCAGCATTGCCGTCCCCTGCCACTTCAGTCGTCTTCCCGTTTTTCCTTCCTACCATATATAAGACTTCAGTGAAGCGCCTCAGCCATCTTCCCTCAATGTTCATATAAAAGCCGTATATCGCTTCCCTGAGCGCCTTCTGATTTATTTCTAAAAGAAAAGGATGCCCGGCAAAAGGAGAAATACTATGCTTGCATTCTTTCTCAATGAACGTGATCCGCTTATGGGCCTCAGCTGGATCGAAACGATAGGCCGGATCCTCCATATCTGCCATCAGGATTTCCAGCATCGTCATCAGTTCCTTGCCGATCAGGATCTTTCCCGCCTTGCATTTTTCATAATACTCAATCAGATAACTATGCGTATTCATCAAGGCCATCGTCCTCATCATCCGACTCTACCGCCAGGTGCTTCATCAGCTTGTCCATGATATTTGTAAGCGCTGCCGAATGCTTGGCAATCACCCCCGCGATCGGTAACGTCTTCTGCAGCATAGCATTCTCAGGGTGTATTTTAACCAGGCCGGTAACCAGGGCCTGCTCATTCAACCGTTTTAAATAAAGCCGCTCATAGGCCGCCTGCTCAATCAAGGCCTCCAGGACTTTCATTTTATTCTCATCCGCCCCGGCAAATTCAGCCTTAAGACGGGCAATTTCGTCCACTATCTCTTGATTTTCCACTATATCACCTGCTTTTTTCTCCCCTAAAAACTTCTCAGCCAAAAACTCAAAACTTCCCCGTGTACCACGCAGAGGTCCGCTTACAGTCTGGGAGTCGGCGCCGTAAACGCCGGCCCGGGGGGCTATTACATCATTTCTCCGTTAATTTGTATTATAATTGGAACTCCATCGACCGATGCCGCTCTATTTGATGAGTATTCGCAGCAAGGATATACTGAATTGGGATTATATTTACACCCTTGTTTTTTGCATAGGATGTTTTTATTTGGATCACATTTATACAATACAGCTGTTCCACCTTCTGGTGGAACGATTGATTGATTGTTACCTCCTTTGGGTTGATATCCATTTTTAATCATTAAACTTATCCCACCAATCATTAATATAATTCTCCCAGGCTTTTGGTCTTCCACTATTATGAAGCCTTGTAAGGCATTCTTCTCTGGTGCTTTCGCAATAAATCATCTCTGCACCTAACATCTGGGCCAGTCTCTCACGCTCGTACTTCTCCGGATAGCCGCCGATAATATAAGCATCGTACCAGTTCCCGTATCGTGTCTTGATCTGGTCCAGCATCTCATCCCGTAATTTAAAAAGGTTGAATTTACAATTGTCTGGTTTTATGTATGCCGGCTGAAATGTGACCGCCTGCCAGAGTGCATCTATATCCAGGACGATATCGCCATACTGCATCATTTCCCTAACCGCGGTATTCTTCCCAGACAGCGGACTTCCGTAAACAATATAGACCTGCTTCTTGCCGCCGAAGCGTCGATGCTCTTTGTTATGACAATCAAGGCATATTATTTCGATATGTACAGGATTAAGAGCTATGCTTGGGTCATTAACATTTTCTTCGGTCAGTTCTATTTTGTGATGACCAATCAAATATTTAATATCTTTGACAGTTGTCCCGCACCTTTGGCATTTTCCTTTTGCTGCTATCTTTAAATTAAAAGATAAGTCGAGCCAGGGCTTCCTACAGTAGAAACTATGCAGTATATCCATAATAATCTCCAAGCGTTTGGAAGTTTTTAATCAAAAGTTTTTCAGCTCATCCATCTTCTTCTGATGTTCAAACCTTTCCCTGGATAGCTTCATTTTCTCACTGTTAAGCTGCTTCTTATAATCCAGATCAGGATTCTCGATCTGCTGCTTAATGCTTTCAATCCGGAGCTTCTGTTCTTCGGTGACCATATCCCAGTTCTTATGGAGCATCTCATCATATCGCTTGATCATGTTGGTCAGCTGGGCCATGGCCTGGGACTGAGCCTTTAAAAAAGTCGCCTGTTTATCCCAGGCGTACTGGATTTCGTATTCTATTTCATCATAAGTTAGGATGTTTTCAAAACTAGGTTCATCTCTCGTTCCATTGTTTTTGACATCATATTCCCGTTTTACCCGTTTAACTTCCTTAGTCATATCCTTCTGGTTCTTGACGTGCATGATCTTTTGAGCACGAATAATGGCCGCAAACTTCATGTGGATCTGCATCCAAAGTATATCAATTGGACCCAGGCCTTCAGTCTCTTTCATAATATCCACGGATGCCTTCGGGAAATACTTAGAATACAGGCCGTGGATCGTTCGGTTTTGGTTCTTCTCAGGTGCTCCCCCTTTGTTGCCCACTGCGTTTTGATTTTCAAATGGCGCCCCGACTTTCCCCACTTTATCTTTCCAATTGTCTTTATGGCGCCATGTATTAATGTTATTGATCTTTTCTCCTAACTGGTCTGCAATCTCAGCAGAGCTTAACTTCCCCCCGCTTTCTTTAAAAAGATTGAAGGCTGCTTCCCGGTTAGGACTTTTTTTCCTACCCACTTTACCAACCCCGTTAAAAATAAGATTTATTTTCGTCTTATTCATATATAAAAATCTAAGATTTATCACACGATTTGCGAAATAATTGAGTTGAAACAATTCAGAAGTGACCGCTATTTTTGCCGCCTTTCCCTTCCTTTTTATGGCAATCACAAACAGATTTAAAAAGCAATCGTTAAAACCATGATATTTACTAGGTTTCGACCGCTTTTTATATAGTCTTATGAGTTATCCTTATTTAATATTGTGTTGAACTCATTACATATACTTAAAAGACCGCTACATGAGGCTTATAAAGATAAAGCGTTTTCGGATTATACAACTAATTAATATGGATAACTCAATTAAAAAATTTTAAACTTCTTAATTGCTTCATTAACTTGCTCCTCTTCGATGCCTATGTATCTTAATGTGATGAGCTGGTTGCTATGATTAAAGATCTTCATCAGTGTTACCACGTCTTTAGTCTGGAGATAGAAGTGGTAGCCGAAGGTCTTTCTCATTGAATGCGTCCCAATACTATCGAGGCCAAAATGGTCAGCTGCTTCCTGCAGGATCTTATAGGCCATGCTACGAGTAATTGGTTTATTTCTTCCTTCTCTGCTTTTAATAAGATATTCATCCAGCGGCCGTCCTTCACAATATCTATTTAATGCCCGGGCCAGTATTGGATTTATTTCAAATCGCTTCATTTTGCCGGTTTTCATTTCGCGCAGTTTAATATACGGCCTCTTATAAAC